ATCTATATCCACCCATTTATTACTTATAGCTTTATGATGTGCTCTATATGTCTTTTTCCCTCCGATGTGTATCCAACATTTTTCTTTCATCACATTTTTAGCAGTTTCATAACTTGTTGTATTAATGCTTTTGCTTGTCTCAGTTCTTGCTATTGTACTGGCTCTTTGTTCTGTCATTCCATTAATATTCTTTACCAGTTCTTTAACCATTTCATTATGCGATAAGCCTTCTTCTTGCCCTGTTGTGATTATCTTATTTAAAATATTTTTTGTTGTTGCTGTCATTTTAGTTGCTTGTTTTCCAGCATTTTTTATATTCCAATCCTTTAAAAAATAATCCCTAATACCTTTTATAGTTTTAGATTTTATTGTTTTCTTGTAGATGTTTTGAAAGCCTTTAAAAGTCTCCTCGAATGTATATAAGTAAACTACTTCAAGTCCCTTTTTAAATTTCTTCAAAAGCCATTCATAGTCAATATTTATAATCATTTTTACATCATATTTTTTTGAATTATCTTCAATTATTTTGTCTCTTAATTCTATAAATATCTTTTCTATAATTTTCTTATTTCTTGCACTTAGTCGCCTTTCTAGTGCTTTAATTGCTTTTATCTTTTGAACTTCCTTCTTCATACATCCTCAGCTCTTTCACCTTCTGTTGTTGCTGGTTCAGTGATTTCTTCCAATGTCATATCTCCTCCACCAACAAGTAAGACATCTCCACCTTTTAGTTGCTCTAAACTTAAATCAGTAAGTGTTGATATAATTCTTCTGTATTCATTTATTGTCACTCTATTTTTCAATGGTTCTAACTTCTGAATAATATCCCCTATATCATCTTTTAGCTCATCAGCACCAGAAAGATCATAGTCTATATACTCTCCATTTTTTAAATAATCACTTAATAAATAATTAAGCCAATTTTTTAAATTATTAAAAAACGGTATTACTGCTTCCCTATATAGTTCTTTTTTAGCTTGCTTTCTATTCTGATAAGTTGAATCTCCTCCACCAACTAATTCAACTGGGACATCAGTAGCAATAGCAGCTCTTTCATGTGCCTTCTGTTCTGCTGTACTCCAATCAGCATCGATAGGAGCTTTTGAAGTATCTTGATATTTTAGCCCTGATCCAAGTACCAAAGGACTTCCAGCATTCTCAGCTCCTGCGTAGTGAGCTGAATATTTACTTCTTATTTCTTCCCTATCTTCCTTATCTACTGCACCTTCTGTTTGAAGTATCCCTCCTGGCTTTCCTAAATTATTTGCCAAGCTCCAGTTCCATTTCCAAGCCTTGAATAAATAAGCTCCAAATATTGCTAATGCATTCTGTTTGCTTCTTCCTTGTCCTATTCCATTTCCACTAACTCCATCAATTATGTTGTTATAGTTTGGAGAACTAAGCCACATATAGTTCTTTAATTCGTCTCCAATTATTGTCTTAGCTGGATTATGTATTCTTATTTCTCTTATCCTTCTACCTTCAAAATACACTGTAAAATTATTTGGTGAGTGTATATATAAGTCAGGAGCAAGTGAGGGCAACCCTTTTATAAGTTCTAATAAAACTCCATTATTTGAACCTTCTAACCAAACTATTAAATAATCTATAAAGTCCTGGAATGATGTATTTGGATTAATCATTCTAAAAATCTTATTTAAAATATGATTATCAACTTTTTTCTTGCCGTCTTCTTTTCCTGTATAAATGCCCATTTCTATATTTTGACAAGCCTTTATCTTTTTCTTAATTGGCAGTATAAAGCCTGGCTGTTCCCATATTGTTGACATATATTCAGATGCTTCAAAATTCTTCCCATCTCCAGTCATTACAGAACAATCCTTGAAAAACCAATTTTTAAAAAATTCTCTAATACTCATATACCCACTTCCCTTTTTTCATATCATTAGAAAATGCGTATCTTGTTGCATCTATTGTATGATTATTAGAATCACATAAGCGTGGTAATGGATTCCCTTCACGATCAGTGTCATAATCAATCATTTCAAATTCTCTTGATATGTTTGGAGTTCTTTTTGGATCTATTACTATTGCTTCCAAATCAGAAAGCCATTTTTCTCCATACTCAACACTTCCAGCACCTTTTTTTGCTCCCCATGCACTTATGTCATATTCCTTTAATTCATCAATAGATTTGGGTTCAGCACTATCACACATAACCAGCTCATCATAACCTTTTGAAAGAATATAGTTTGCTAGATTTCTATTTTTTAAACCTACTCCATAATACTCATCTAGTGCATAAATAATGCCCTTCTTTTTGTCATAACCCCACCTAACAAATGCAAGTGGATCTACTCCATAACCCCAGTCAACTCCATTTCTAAATTTTTCAAGTCCTGCAATTTCTGTTGTTTCTATTTCTCTTATTTCCAAATTAGGAAATGGAACAAGTCCATTGCCTATTGGTTCTCCCATATATACAAGTCTATATTTTGTTTCATCTTTTGCTTTAACTGCTTCAGCTTCTTTTATAAACTCTTCTGATATATGTGGATTTTCTAAATAAGTTGAATGATGCACATATACATTATTCTCTATGAAAGAATAATTATACTTTTTATTAACCCAGTTATGTTTCATTTTTGGTGGATTGTATGAGAAGAATCCTTTATAAATAAGTCCTTTTTCTAATTTTCCTCTAAATATTGAATTTAAAACTGTTTCAACTTCATCTTCATTCTTAAACTCAGCAAGTTCTTCAAACCAGTAACGAGCAACAGGAAATTGAGCTTCTTTTATAGATTTACTTTTTTGTGGGTCATCTACTCCCATAAAAATAAATTTATTTCCTCTTTCTTTGTAAATAATTTCAAGTGGACTAAGTTTATATTCAAAGTATTCTTCCACTCCTAAAAATTTAATAGCCCATTTTATTTGTTCATATACTGATTTTCTAAGTGTTTCTCCTACTTTTCTAAAACAAATCGTATTGATGGGATATTGCATTAAATCAACAACTAAAATCAAGGCAATATTAGTTGATTTTGCTGAACCTCTTCCACCTTTGCAAACTAAACGAGTATATTTATTACTTTTCCAAGCTGAATAAAGTGGGTAAAATTTAGAAGTTAATAAGTCTGATATTTTAAGTTGCTTTCTCTTCTTCTTTGATATCATCAACTATTAACACCCCTCTTTCTTCTTCCTCAGCATGTTGCTTTTCTTTCTTTTCTTTTTCTCTTCTTTTATCCATTTTTTCCAAAACATTTGCTATTTTAATCAACGAGTCAGCCACTTTTGGGTCAACTAATGTTTGAGGATTTTCAATGATATTTAAAAGCATTTTCTTATGTGCTTCATCTAAGATTTCACCCATATCATCAACTGATAATTCTTTTAACTTTCTTGCTTCTTCAAACTCTTCTTTATTTTCTTTTATCCACCTATAAACAGTGCCTTTACTTTTATTTAAAGCACTAGCTATTTCATCTATACTTTTATTATCTGCATACATTCTTTTAGCTTGTACGAGCTCTAACTTCATAAAGACACCTCCATATTTTTATTTTATTAAGCAAAAATATTCAGCTTTATCTGCTAATTTCCCAAACATTTGCTTTTTATATTCTTTTATAATAAATTTACATTCAAAATTTTCTTTTAATAACTTTGATAGATTATTATCTACACTTCCAAACACAAGAAATACATTGTTTTTATTTTGATTTCTTTTAATAAATTCTATAAGTCTTGCATCATCTTTTATTGTCCAGTCCACACCTTTATCATCAGCATAGTTATAGCCTATGAAGCCTTCCTCTCCTACATTTGTTTTTCTTATATATGGAGGATCTAAAAAAATAAAACTGTCTTTAAACTCCCAACTTTCATCAAATAAATCAGTTGTTACTTTTATAGTTTTTAATGTTTCTATATAAAGTTCTAACTTCTTTATTTTTTCTTCTGAATAAAAAGCATTTGTTAATGTTGTTCCATTTCCTCCAAAGCCCATGAGGCTTCTTAAAATTCTTTTTTCATTTTCGTTAAAAACTTCATGCTTTTCTCTTGTACTTAGCTTCTTACCACAACAAGGGCAACATTCAGAAAATATATTTTTAAATCTCTTATTTACTTCTTCAAATGCTGCTCTGTCATTTTCATACAAGTTTCTAGCATTTATTTTTAAATCACATTTTATATATTCAAGTCCTTTCTTATATGTATCAACAACATTTCCAGATAAAAAACATTCAATTTTTTCATCTTTTACATTTGCTAGTACATCTAATTCCTTAAATTCATTTTTAAAATTTATTGGAATTTCCATAGCCCCTGCAAATAAGTCAATAAAATTCTTTCTATAATTTTCTTCAAATATTAGCTTTATCTCTTTAAAAAATCTTCCCTTGCTCCCAAAATATGAAAACGGAGGCTTTACTCTTCCCATTTGTACTACTCCTTTTAATCTTTTATTTTCCATACTTGTTATAACTTGTTCCAGAAATAAATGTTGCAAAATTTGCAAAGATTATAAAATTTATAATAAAAAAAGCACACCATTTATGATGTGCTTAACAAATATTTTTTAAAATTACTATTTTTTTAAGTATTCAATCAAAGCATCCTCTATCACATAAGATAAAGTTTTTTGATTATATTTAATTTTAATTTCATCTAAAAGTTCTTTTTTTATTGTAATAGATCTTGATATTCTTTTATCTTTACCTAGTGCTTTTCTTCCTGCTCCTTCTCTTTTGCCTCCTCTTATATTTTTTATCATAAGTTTATCCCCTCCTTTTTTAGAAAGGGGATAAACCCCTTTCTTTATTTTGCTCCATTATTATACATAGTCGCTTCATCAGCTATTGTTATTATAATTTCATGATTTTCTATTTTATAAGTCCCATTGACAGATAAAAATTCACAATTAATAAAATCTACAATACAAGCTCCTGTTTTTTTGTCTATATTATCCTTATCTACAATAATATAACTTATCATTTCATCTTTTACTTCTAACCATTTCTTTCCAATCATTTCTTCAAACTTCATTTTTTCCTCCTATGCTATTTTTAAAATTTTTAATAAAACCGCCATAAAAATTATAAATTTTACAGCTAAGCTCTTACTATTAAGAGCTACAAATGTTGCCAATAAAAGTGTTAAATTTGACATAGCTTTTTAAAAAGGATATAATGAAGTTAGAAAGGTCAGAGACCTTAGGGCTTAACGCCCTAAGATTTCCAGGATAACTGTTATTAGAGTTAGGACTGCAATCGTAAGCTCCAATATCAATTTGACCATTTCTAACTTCTCCCGTCTAGTTAGGCGGGATTTTTTTATCCTCTTCACTTTCTCACCTCCTTATGTATTCATTATACTACTTTTATTTGAAAAAGTCAACCACTTTTTCAAATATTTTAATTTTTTTTATAAAAAAAGAGAGTTTTTAAACTCTCTAAAATAGGCTATATTGATTATCTTTTTTTACTTGAAGGGTACTTTTATATGTGCTATTTTCTTCAAGCAGTTCAAGACTTTCTAAATCAACTTGCCATGTATTCTTTTTTTGATTTTGGATACATCTATATCCCAAAGTTCCAATTCTACAATAATTATATATTGTTCCAACTGAAACTTTTAATCTTTTTGCTGCTTGAGCTACACTTATGTATTTCTTAGGCATTTTCCCCTCCTTAAATCTAATAATTATAAATTTAATAATTCTTGTTTTTTCTTATCAAATTCTTCTTGTGTAATGATTCCACTATCTAAAAGTTCTTTATATCTTTTTATTTCTGCAATTGGATCATTATTTACAAGAGTATTATTACTTTCTTTATTTTTTTCATTTTCAGCACTGATAGAAGCTAAAATTGCAACAATATCCTCAGCTTCCTTTTTTGCTCCTCTATATACAAACCCATCTTTTTTAAACTCAGTTTTCAATAATTCTATATATTCTGCTGGAACTATCTTATTATCTAAAACAATTTTAACTTTTAGACTTCTAACAACTTCTTTTGATTTTTTTCCACCAGTAAGTCCTCCAACTACTGCTCCTATACCACCAAAAAGAGCACCTCCAACTATTGCACTTCCAAGCCCACCTTTTGTTACTGTATTTCCATCTTCAAGAATTTCATATCCTAGTAAGTCAGAATAATTATAAATTCTAGCTTTTGTTAATAATGTTTTAGGAAATAGTATCTTTTTAGCATTATCATCAAATTTTATCAGTTTTCCAACTCCTCTTGTCCCAACAAAATTTGCTATATCTAAGTCTGCCTGTTTTTCTTTTTCAATTTCTTCAAGAATTTCAGCTGTTGTTGTATTCTCTAATTTTTTAAAGGTATTTCTATTATTCCCACATAAATCTAGACACTTACCACATACAAATCCATCATTTAACTTTTTATGTGCTTTTTCTTTTCCACAGATTGAACATGTTCCTTTTTCCCCAAATATTCCGAACATAAAATCACTCCCCAATAATTCTTTATAATTCTTATTATACTATAATAGCCCTTTTGTTTCAATATATAACTAAAATACTATCAAAACATTTTATTTTATAATACAATACCACTCAGCTCTATCTGAAGAAATTCCAAAAATTGATTTTTTATATTTCTTTACTACAAAATCTACATTGAAAGCCTTTTGAATTAGCTTTGAAAGATTATTTTCAAGACTTCCAAATACCATAAATACATTATGATTTTTTAGATTATTCCTTATAAATTCTACAAGCCTGGCATCATCTTTTTCAGTCCAGATATTACTATAATTATAACCTTTTTTACTGTTTTTTACTACTTCTGTTCCACACAAGTAAGGCGGATCTAGTAGTATGAAACTATCTCTATAGCTCCAATTTTCATTAAAATATTTATGTGTTATTTCTATGTTTTTTAATTTAGCCTGGTATATTTTCATTTTTTCTATTTTTGCTGAAGAATAAAAGCTATTAGATAAAGAAGCCCCATTATTTAAACTTGCAAATAGTTCAACCACTTTTATTTCATCATCTGTAAAATTAAGAATATTTTCTTTTCTAAACTTTTTATATTTTCTTTTAACTTCTGTCCATAGCTTTTTATCTACATATAAGTCTTTTACTGAAACTTTTTCTATATCTTTATATAAGAATCTAGCAAATTCTTTATATCTGTTTATAGCTATTTTATTGCACTTTAAGAAACTTTCAATATGTTCATCTTTTACATTTGCTATTACTTTAATATTTTTAAAGTCTTCTTTGAGATTTACTGCTACTTCCATTCCACCAGCAAATAAATCAATGTAAGTATTTTTCTTACTTTGTATAAATATTTCTTTTATTTCACTATAAAATCTTCCTTTACTTCCAAAATATCTGTAAGGCTTTTGTACTTTCATTTATTCCTCCTTAAACAAAAAAGAGCCCAGTAATTCCAACAATTTAACTTGTTGAAATACTGAGCTCAATGCTACAAAGTATTTTAATTTATTCTTTTTTTACAACTTTTATTGGCACTTTTTTATTGGCTTCTATGATGTATCCATTCTTTATTTTCACCTCACACCAGCCTTCATGCTTTTTTATTTCTTCTAAAATATACTTCTCATTTCTTTCAATGTTAGTTTCTGCCATTCAGTACCTTCCTCATCTTTGCTAGTGCATTATGTTTTGCTATATGCACTCTTTGTCTACTAACTTTTAGTTGCTTTGCAACTTCTTCTCCAGAATATCCATCGAAGTATAACTTTTTTATAATATATTTTTCTTGCTTTGTACAGCAATCTAGCAATTTTGCCACAAATGTTTTCTCTTCTAAATCTACATTATTTATATTTTTATCCTCAATTTCTAAACCTTCATAAGTTTGAAATTGTATTTTATCCCTCCTTCCTTTTTTGATTTCACTTATAGCATTATATGAAACCTTGTAATTTTCTTTGTCTATAAATCTTCTTATTCTTGCCTCAATATTGGGATATAAGTGTGTTAGAAACTTAGTATTATAACTAAAATCATAAGTTTTTATTGCTTCGTAGATTCCTAAAATTCCTTCTTGAAATCCATCATCTGTGTTACCCCACTTATAATTAATCTTTCTAACAGTATTCAAGTACCTTTCAATTAGCATTTCAGTTGCTTCATTATTCCCTTTTTTTGCTTCTCTTATAAGTTCCAAAACTTCTTGACTTTCCATTTTTATTCCTTATAGAGCTAGTTTGCTTCTCACTATCTTTTCTTCAGCTACTTTTATAATGTTTCTCAGTTCTTCTTGTTCCCCAATTATTTCAAGTTGTCTACTTTCGATTCCTGCTCTTTTTTCTTGTAGTTTTTTCAATTTAGAATTTAAAAGCTCTATCTCAGCTTGGATTAACTCCTTTTCTTGTTTTAAATTATTTCTTTCTTTAAAGTAATTATCTTCAAAATTATCTTCAGCAATTTTAGCCCTTTTTAAGTTTTCTAGCAAAATGTTTAAAATTGCTTTGTTTCCTTCAGCATCTAAGTCATAATCTATAGGATAACAAGTAACTAAACTTGACTCCACAATTACATAAGTCATCATTTTATCCTTATTTATATAGAACTCAGCTTTTTTATGTTTATCATAAGAAGCAGTACAGATATATTCTAATCTTCCTAATTCAAATTTTAAATTTATTTCTAATTCTTGAATTTTCTCTTCATTTGCTTTCTTCCAAATATCCCAAGTTCTATCACTTACGATATTTGCATTATGTACTCTTGAGGCATATCTCATAAGAGCATGCCTTGTTATATTAATTTCTTTCATTCCCTCATTCCCATTCCTTTCCAAGCTTAATAGAGCCATCTACTTGAAAATCATTATTACTTTCTTTTGCTATTAATCTTTTAACCCATTCCAATGCTTCTATTTTGCATTTAGTTTTTTCATATTCTTCTATTCCATTATCAAAAGTATTACCATAGTCTAATTCAAATTGTTTACTATCAATTTTATCAAATAATTTTTCTTCATCTATCATTAATTCCACTCCTTACTCTTTCAATCTTTAAATTTAATCTCTCTCATTTTCTTCCTCCCAATCAGCTATTTCTTCCACTTCAACATCTTCACCCTCCGAATTAGATTTTTTCAATTTTCTTTTCTCTTGCCACTCAAGTATTTCTTCAAGAATATATATTAACTTGCTACAATCTTTAACTGTCATATTTTCCACTGTTTTATCTTTCCCAAGATACTGTTCTATAAACTCCTTCTTATCTTTCTCATAGTAGACTTTACTATATAAAGTATTAAACTTATTTATTTGCTTTTCTGTTGCATAGTTATTTATTAATCTTTGAAGTATTTTTATAAGAATCTCAGCCTGATTATAGCTGAGATCCTTACTAGAATTTTTATTAAATTTACTTTTTAAAAGTAGTCTATAATCTTCATCTTTTAACCTTGTTTTATGCTTTAATGTATGAATATATTTAATTTGATGTTTCTTTATCTCCTTCATTTTTTAAATCCTCCATTACTGTAGTCATAGAAAGAGGTATATTAATTTTATTCCCATTCTCATCTTTGTAATATGCTTCAATGAATGTCTTAGACTTCTGAGGTTTCCAAGCTTCTTTTATTATTTGAACTCCTTCACTTAGTTCAGTATCATTTATATTTCCAGCTATTTTTTCCAACTCCATAACTCTTGAAGCCTTTAAATTCCCGTTTTTATCTTTCTTTAGTAATAAATTAACTATTTCTAGTAAATGTGTATTTTCTTCCTGAACTGTCTTATAAATATAATTTTTAACCTTTTCTATTCCTGCATGAACTGTATCATCAAAGCTATCAAGCATTCTATAACCTAATGTTATAGATATTTTCCCATCAGTTGTTGTAAATGTGTGAGATTGTTGATTCTCTTTTACTCCATAAAGTTCAGCTTTTAGTTCTAAGATACTTTTAAAATCATCAAATACTTCTTTTTTTACTGTTGTTATTTGATTAGATACACCTTTTACTTTCTCCATTGCTTTTATTACAGTTTCATCAACAAGAGTTTTATAACCTTCTACCTTTGCTTTTCTTTCAGCTTTTTCTTGTGCTTCTTCTTCTAAGATTTGTTTTTTTAATGCTGCTTTTTGTTCATCTGTCATGTTCTTAAAATCTAAATTCATTTTTTCCTCCTATTTCTTCTTTTAATTCTAATATTTTAAATTCTTTTAAAACTTCACTATTAACACCTCTAGAATCCCCTTCATTTTAATCTTCTAAAACCCATAATAATGCTTCTTTATACTTTGTTAAAGGATATAATGTAAAACTAGATCCTTTATTTTTTTCAATTTCTTTCTTTACTCTTTCTAATTCTTTTAAAATTTGTTTTTTAGTCTTAATATTCAAACCTCCATAAATTTTCCAAATTAATTAAAATTTCATATCCTGTTAATACATCCATAAGCCTTGCATACACTCCATTATTATCTTCATAAGAATAAACAATTCCATTAATTTTATATAAATCTTTTATTTCCATAATCTAGTCCTTTAATCTTGTAAAATTTAAAACAGTAAAACCAATATCTTCAGTCCTATGCTTCTTTTTTAAATCGTCTTTTTCCTCTTCTACAAACTTTTCCAACATCTCATTTGTCATTTCTTCATTGAATTTTACTGTCCAACTTGTAACTATTATATGTCCATCTACTGAATATGCTCCGCTAATATAATATCTATACCCTCTATTTCTTTTAAAAATACCTTTTTTATATTTTAAATCTTGTCCTATATTAAAACCTGCTATAAACATAGCTAAAACTAATCCACCTAAAGCCCAATCGCTCATTATGCCTCCTTGTCAAATCTTACCCATAAATATCTTACTTTTTCTCCATTATCATTAATAACCTCAATCATGCTAGTACTTGTATCTACATCTAATACTTTATATTCTTTATCTAATGTCAATTCTCCATTAGCCTCTATAATGCACTTTACAATATCACCCTTTTCTAGTTTCCACATTTGAACCTCCTTGATTATTAGCAGCTACTAATATAGAAGCTACTAAAATTGCTAGTATTTTTCTCATGTTGTTTCTCTCCTTGTAATTTCATTCAAAGCCTGTTTTTTAGTTCTAAAATAGTTATTTATGAAAAAGTTATATTTATCTATTGTTGTTCCTTGCTCTTTTATCCTTCGTATAATATTGAACATATCCACAAAATAGTAATATTCCCCAGTTTTTACTCTTTTTCTTTTCATTCTATCCAGCACAATTCTAAGCAACACTAAATTTTTGAAAGTTTTTTATTTATTATTGCTATAATTTTTTTAAATTCTTCTGTAATTTTTATATAACTTTCCCTAGCTTTTGAATTACCTTTGTTGGCTGCTTGAATGTAATTCTTTCTTTTCACTGAAAGAGCTGCTAATTCATTTAACTCCTTATCAATTTTTAGTGCATCCTTTCCATATTCTTTTGTTAAAATTTTCTTTGCTTCTTCAGTTAATATTTTATCTTTCATATACTCCTCCTTAAAGTGCTAATGTTGATAATGCTGCATCTATATATTTTTTTTCAATCTTTAATGAATTGTTTTGTAAAGCTATTTCATAGCTTGCTGTTAAAACATTTGCTAAGTTTCTTGCTGATCCTCTTGCTTGTATATTTATATAACTTATCAATGTCTGCAATTCACTTTCTTTATATAATTCTGTTTCATTTTTTAAAAATTCTTTCACAATACTTGAAACATCATCTATTGCTAAATCTTTTAGTGTTATATTTACAACTGCACGACTTGATAAATATTCATATTCTTTTTTTCTTGATAAAATTTTACTTTTTAATGCTTCAGTTCCAGCAATAACAACACCAACTCCTGTTTGGTCTGCGATACTTCTAATAATGTCAATTACATTTGCTTTTAAGTGTTCTCCTTCATCAATGATTATGATAGTTTCTGTTAGTTTTACAGCATCTTTTATTCTATCTTTTAGAGTTTCAGAACTTCCACTTGTATCAAGTTTTAGTTCTCTTGCTAACTTTTTAATAAGCCCTACACTAGATATTCCATTTTCTGCTGTTATTAAAACTCCTCTGCCACCATAAGTTTTTAACCATTCTTGTAGAGCATGTGTCTTTCCAAGTCCTGCTCTTCCATAAATATAGCCTATTTTTGCACTTTCTATAATTCCTTCAGTTATGTTAGAACTTACATATTTTTTTATAGTGTTCAGTACATGAAATACTCTTTTTTTTACTTCAGTATTTACAGAAAAATTTATTCTTTTTATTTTTCTTTTATGCCTATTTAAAAAGTCTTCTACTTTTTCTGAAAAGGCTTCATTATCTCCAGTATATGTACCTTTTCTCCACTCAGATAATGTACTTGCTCCTACTCCCATAGCTTTTGCTATTTTTGTATAACTCATATTATTTTCCTCAGAAAATATTTCTAACCTTGCTCTTAACTCTTCCATTATTCCTCCTAATCTTCTAAATATACTCCTTCACCTATGAGTATTTTTTCTTTTTTACTTTTATTTTCTATAACCTTAGTATCTTCGACTATTGTGCCATCAATTAAACCTAAATCATCTCTTATGTCTTCTCTTATTCCCATAATTTCTTTACTTAACTTGCTAATTTTTTGTAATCTTTTCTTATGTGTCTTAATTGCTGTAACATCTTTCCAACCAGCAAG